CCTCGTAATGATCCAAATTCTTTAGATAATGATGTAACTGATTTACTCATATCAGTCATTTTATCTTGTATTTTGTCTGAATAATCTATAGAATCCTTAAATCCAGATGTTAATGTCTTAACAAAATTGTCAAGTTTTTTAGTATTAAAAACTTTTGATAATTCTTTTTCTAAATCTTTTATTGATAAAGTAACGTCATCAAAAGAGTTTTTAATCTCTTCAGCTTTTTTCTTTGGATCTTGCTGTTTTGCCATTTAGTTATGTCCAACCTTTAAAACCGTATTTTGATTTAAGTGCTTTATTTTCTTCACTATTATAAAATTCCTGTTCGCGTTCTGTTGCATCTTTTAAATCTTGCAAAGCAAATTCAATGGCTCTGAATTTTTCTACAATATCCGGATCATTTTTTAATTGCTCAACGGCGGTTTTAATCTTACCTTTAAAAAATAATTTAATAATAAGATCAACGAACTTACTTTCTTTAATAAGCTCTTTACGAACTTCTTCTCGTATAAGTTTTTTTAATGTTTCTTGTTTATTCATGATGAATGCCCGACTTTAATATAAATATCAAGGTCGAGCATTCTTTAGGTTATTTTCTGCCTGGAGTTATTCCTGGCTTATCTGTACCTTTTGAAGATTTTTTATTTGCTTCTTTTTGAGCTTTATTTTGTTCTTCAATTGTTTCGTTTATTTTCTTAATATAAAATCGCCTTAAGAATATTGGCATTTCGTAGACGCACTCCCAAGTGAATCCTCCCTTCCCGTGATATACGAGATTAAATATCTCCGAATGAAGATATGGGCGATACTCAGGAGTTGGGCCAAAAAAAGCTCACATCCATCGGCATATCCATCACTTTGGTTTCGCCGGTTGTTTCTGAAGTAAATACAAATGTCATATCTAAATCTGGAGTAACTTTTTTAATTTCATCACGTAATGCTCGTGAATCCATTGCAAGAAGTTCATTGTCTACAAAGCCATTAATTGTAGCCGTATCAGACTTACCATCAACTGAAGTAATTAAATTTTTCAATCTTGTAGTAAGTTCTTTATCTACTCCTGTATTTTTTGTTAATTTAGCATACCCTTTAAGATCTTCTTTAATCTTTTTCTCTAATCCATGAGTCAATAATCGGTACGTAATTGTTCTTTTAGACGCCGGTAAGACGAACGTAAATTCATTTTGTCCAGGAACGATAGACTCGAAGTCATATTCTTTTGGCTCAATTGTAGTTAAGTCTATAACCACCTTTTGTTTGTTCTCTGAATAAGGGTCTTGCACTTCAACTGCATACTCTTTACCGTATCCTAAAATACGAGCTGCAATCATAATTGCATTCTTATCACATACTAATAAATCATCGTAATTGATTCTAGATACAATCATTGATTGAAATAATTTATCTAATACAACGCCTTGTTTAATAAGGTTAGCAGAAGTAAGAATATCTTCTTCTCTAGCAGTCATATATTTCATTTCTACTTGTCCGGTTGCTAATGCATTATCCTTTGCATATAGTAATCCTTTAGTAGGTAGATCTACAATCTCCGTAGGGAAGTTATATTTCTTAACTTCTTCTTGTTTAAAATTTTGAAGGGCTGCTTGCTTTAAAGCTGCATCAGACATTTCTTCCGATGCTTTCTTTGGGTAGTTTTCGTCAACTAATGCCATAACTGTTACCTTTTAATTGTTTATTAATTTATTATAAATATCCGGATAGTAAAAAACTCCCTTAAATAAAGGAGCTTTTTACATATATTTTATATTCTAATAATTAGAATTGCAAGATAGCATAATCATACTTAATAGTTAAGCTAATGTTAATTGCATCTTCTGTAGACCAATCAAAATCACCGAACTGAGCAGCGCCGATATATGCACCTTTTAAAGTCCATTCTTCAACTTTATCACCTACCGGTCCTAATACGTTGAATGTAATGTCTTTCTTATAGAAATCAGAATAACCATCACGGCCTGTTACTGATTCGTGAGATAAACGTACCCACTCCATTACTGCTTGAGCACCTGAAGGAACGATTGGATCATAAAGGGTAATAGTTACATCATCCCAACGTCCTTTTCCTTTTAATTTTCTTTCTACGTTGATATGGTCTAATACTACATCTCCAAATGTAATACTAGGACGACCAGAAGCCTTAACTAGGTATGCAGGGATACCTTCGATGTACATGATAAACCTATTGGCTACTTTAGGTTCAAATGCGGTAAACATTATTTCGGTAGGGTCAATTAATTCTGCCATTTTATTTCCTTTTTATTTATACCCTATTGGGTACTTTATTTTAATTTATAATAAATATTCGATTGGTTACGAAAAAATTTATTTCGTAGCCATTTTAGAAACTTTTTCTTTTTGTTTTTGTAAATCAGCAATCTTTTTTTGCATTGGCTCTGATTTTTTAGATGCATCTGATTTTATTTTAGATACTTGTCCTTGTAAGTCAGATACTTGATTTTCTAAATTAGCTTTTTGTTCTTCTTTCTCTGCGTCAGTTAATTCACTTAATATTAAATTTCTTATATAAGATCTTAATTTAGTTTCATTAACAGATTCGCTTGCAGCAGGTACTTTTTGTCCTTCAGGTGCTTGAGTTCTTGTAGGACTTTGAGCATCTATTTTAGGATTATTCGAATCAGGCGTAGGTTCTGCAGTATTTTGATTTACGTAAGAAGAAAGCTTCCCTAACAATCCAGTAAATTTTGCGTTCAATTTCTGGGCTACTGGATCAGTTGAAAACATTTCCGTCTTTTGTAAGACTCTTGTAAGTTTCTTAATTCTATTTAATATTACTTGAGCTTCACTCGCCATTTAAATTCCTTTTATATAAATATGTTAATGATACAAAAAGAAAGGGGAACTTTCGCTCCCCTCTCCCAATCAATTAAAAATTAAAAATTAAGCACCAAAAGTCGCACCTGTCGGTAGGATATTGAAGTCAATTATAATAAATTCCGCAGTTCTGGTTGGTTGGATATATATCTGACCATACATAATATTTCTGTCAATTAAGTCAGCTGTATTATTAGTGTCATCCATTACTACTTTAAATCCATATACACCACTTCTTTGTTGAACTGACTCTAAATAAGGATTAACTATATTTAAGAATCTGTTACGAGTTGCCGACGTATTTTGTTCGAATACTAAATATTGAGTCGACGATGCAATAAATTTCTTAAGTGCAATTAATAAACGACGAACGTTAATTCTGTCTAATGCACTAGGTTTAGCTTGCAACGTTTTCTGTCCCCATACTGTTACTCCTTGACCAGGTAATGTAACAAGCGGATTAATACGACCATCATATAACGTATCTGTATCTGTTCTGCTTAATCTTGTATAAGCATCGATTACGCTAGTTAATGAACCACGATTTAAACCTGCTGGTGCAAACCATTGCTCGCCTACTTTATCGTTATAAGCTAATACTCCTGGTATAACTACCGTCGGAGGTACCCAAAGAGGTTTGGTTGTATTTTGATCTACAATTTTAACCCATGGATAATATGTAGCAGCGTAATTTGAATCCCATTCTGCAACTGCATCTACTGCATTTTGAGCCGTTGCTGTAAGTCCTACTGCTTCAAACATAAAGAACGTATCACCTCTTTCTTGAGCTACTTGTTCTGCATAAGAAATAATAGCAGCATGACCTGCATTTGTACCTGGAATACTATAAATAAGTCCTGGACATACAAGCATATTAATATCTACACTCGTTGCGCTACCTACTGAATCAATACCATTTTTATATGCTTGGTATCCATCTTTTGATGTACCTGACACGTCAAATCCTTGAGTATTTGTATCAGTGATATTTGCGCCTGTAAGTAATTGTTTATTAGGATATGTTCCGTCAAATCCACCTTGGAAAGGTACAATAAACTTACGTGATTCAATTGATGTATTTGATGTTAAATCAATTGCTCCTGCATATCCCGTAGATGTTGCACTTGAATCTTGATTATAATTTGATAACAAGAAGTTTTTATTAATTGATGTTGTACAACCTTTTGGAAGAGGCTTAAGATAATTTAAGTTATCAGTAACACCAAAATCATAATTAAATCCAAAATATACTTTCTTATTATATACGCCATTACCATCTTTCTGATTTGCTTTAAAAGCAGGAATTGGAAATGCGTTATTCATTGTAGTTGTAACATTATTTACGTCTGTTATAGAACCTGAATAGAATGATGAAGGTAATGTAGCATATAACGCTTCAAATCCAAATGGTACTAATGCAGTAGAATAAACTCCTTTAAATACTTTAGTATCTACTTCAACACGTACGTATTTTGATGTATTATCATAATCACCAGTTACAACTGCTCTTGAATTTGTAGTGTCAAAATAACGATATTTGTCACCAATTTTTCTTCCGATAAAGTTCTTTGAACTAGGATCTAAATTACATTGAGTATAAGTTTCAAGAATATTTGGTCTTACATCTGAATCCGTTCCTGTAAATGTAGTACCTGGAATCATTGATTGATCAACCATTCTTATTACTACTGTAAAGTCACCATATTCTGTTCCAGGAACAGTACCTGCAGGTCTAATATTAGAAATACCAACTTTTACTTCGTAGTTTGCATTTGTACCTTCTGACAATGTATGGAATCTGAATAATTTATTATTTAATCCATTAACGGTTTGAGAAATGATCCAAGGTGTCGAAGCGTAAGTATGATATTGTCCTGATTCACCTGATGTACGAGTACCACTAAATACTAACGATCCAGTAAATGTAGACGATATATTTGTTCCTTTTGGAAGTGCTGCAATTAATTTACCATTACCGGAATCAGAACCTGTATAATATGTAACTGCTGTATTAGCAAACGTATTATACAAATATACTGGATCTGTAGAAGTATTAGGAGTCGTACCAAATACTTTTGTAATAAAGTTTGTATCATTTGCAAGTAAACCATTTACGGTATATGTAGATGCTACTGCATTTCCTGAACCTGATAATACCAATGTTAATGATGATGTATATGATGCATCTGGTCTTGAATATGAACTAGACACATTAGCAAAAAATTCCGTAGCGTTTGTTGTGCTATAATATACTGAATTTGTTTGCTTTTTAGTTGGGTGCAATGTAAATAATAATTGATTACCTACTTTTGCAGTATTTACTTCAGTTGAAGTATATAATCCTGTAGCATTTAAACTAGATGAT